GATAGCGACGAAGAAATGCTGTTTGAGCGCTACGAGTCATGGCGGAACATGCTTTGGGACAGCAGCAGCACTGAAATGGACCTCAAGGATGCGCGTTACGTGATCCGCAGCAAGTGGATCGATGAAGATATCGCCATAACGATGTTTCCCGACCGCGCCGATATCATTAAGCGATCTGCAGTAGAAAATACGTTCGATGCTGGCAACGACCACGAGTACGGCGACCAGGCAATGGACAGCCAGGAAGAGACTCTGGAAGACAACGTTGGTGGCCGGGGTACCGATTCAGGCACCAGGCCGCGCGTGAGAATGATTGAAATTTGGTACAAGAAGCCCATTCGCCGCGAGCGCTTGCAGGGCGGCAAACTTAACGGCGACACATTCGACGCGGAAGACGAGCAGCAACAAGAGGAAATCCAATCAGGCCGGTCGGTTGTTAACAGTCTGGTTCAAATGCGTGTATGCGTTGCGGTAATGGCCATGGCCGGCCTGTGCTACAACGATGAAAGCCCCTACAAGCACAATCGATATCCCTTCACGCCGATTTTCAGCTACCGCCGCGACCGCGACAACCTACCGTATGGCACCATTCGCGGCATGCGTGATGTTCAGAAAGATATAAACAAGCGCGCAAGCAAGGCGCTCTACATTATGTCGACGAACAAAATAATGATGGAGAAGGGCGCCGTCGACGATATTGACGAGCTTAGAGAAGAAGCCGCACGGCCTGACGCCATCATTGAGTACAAAAAAGGTTACGCACTTGATTTAAACGTCGACCGGGGACTGGAAGAAACCCATCTGCGCATGATGGAGCGTGATATTGCATTCAGCCAGACCGCCAGCGGTGTAACGGATGAACTGCAGGGCAAGACAACCAACGCCCAGTCTGGTATCGCCGTTCAGCGCCGGCAAGAACAAGGCATGATGAGTACAGCCAAGCTGTTCGATAACCTTCGCCTGGCATTCCAGATCCAGGGTGAGAAGGTTTTGTCGTTGATGGAGCAATATTACAGCGAGGAAAAAGTATTCCGCATTACGAACGAGCGTGGGACGCCGGAGTTTGTGACCGTAAATGACGGGCTGCCAGAAAACGATATTGTGAACACGAAAGCAGACTTTATTGTGTTTGAAAGCGAATGGCGCGCATCAATCCGTGAGGCCCAAGCAGAGAAGCTGGCGGATATGATGGGACAGATGCCGCCGGAGGTTGCCATCATCTTGCTGGATCTGGTTGTCGAAGCCATGGACTTGCCAAACGCGGAAGAAATTGTTAAGCGTATTCGCCAGATCAACGGGCAGCGTGACCCTGACGCCACTGAAATTACAGAAGAAGAACAGGCGGCTATGGAAGACCAGGCCCAGCAGAAGAAAATGCAGAACGATATGGTTCAGGCTGAATTGCGCAAGAAAATGGCCGAAGCTGGCAAAACCGAGGCAGAGCAGCAGGCTGTATTGTCGAAGCTTAATGAGAATGCTGCGGCAGCTACTAACCGCAACATGGACAGTCAGACCAAAGCCATTGAAGCGGCCAAGGAAGCGCTGGCGTATCCGCAGGTGACCCGTATCGCTGACAAGCTGATGCGAGAGTTTGGTTTTGTGTCACAGACCGAAAAAGAGGCAACCGAGCAAGCCGCCGCAGCCGATCAACAGCGCCAGGCTGCCATGGAAGAGCAGGCAATGATGGAAGAGCAGGCCCAGCAGGAGCAGCAGGCGGCAATGGAGGAAGAACAGACCGCCATGATGAAGCAACAGCAGCAGGGCCAGCAGCAGCAGGGCCAGCAGCAGCAACCAACCCCAGGCATGACGCCAGGCACATAGAAAAGAGGTCAGGAAATGGACGATAAGAATTTTTACCTAAATTCAGAAGGCGTAGTAATGCCGCGCCACAACACGGTTACAGACGAGTTGATTGATTCGCGCATAATCAAAGAGCAATACCACGTATTTGACGGGACCACGGTAACGGTCTGTGTGCTGACGCTGGTTAATGAATTTACAGTCATTGGAGAGTCGGCCTGTGCAGACCCGGCTAACTTCAATGAAGGTACCGGAAGGCATTACGCTCGCCGTGACGCAACCACGAAAATTGGCCGGCTGGAAGGTTACTTGCTGCGCCAGCAGCTGCACGAAGGCAAAGGAAAAACCCGAGCTTAACAATTAACAACTGTTCAAAAGGTGATGAAATGGCACGTCCTGAAGAAATCAGCGAAGAGTTTTGGAACCAGCTAACCGAAGAAGAGCGCGAGGCGCTGGAGGAAGAGGAAGGCGAAGAAGACGAGGATGGCGACGACGACGACGACGAAGATGAAGGCGAAGGCGAAGGCGAAGAAACCGGCGATGATGATGCAGCCGCAGCCGCAGCCGCAGAAGCTGCCGCAGAAGCTGCCGGCGATGAAGGTGAAGGCGATGAAAGTGAGTCTGCAGAAAAGGCCAGCGCTAAAGAGGGCTATAACCCGCTACTACGCGCGGATTTGCCCGCCGATATCGAAGAGAAAATCGCTACCATTGCCACCAAGCGCGAAGAATTGGAAGTTCAGTTTGACGATGGCGAACTGACCACGAAGGAATACCGGCAATCCATGGGTACGCTGGACAAAGAAGAGCGCGGTATTGAGCAGCAGCAGTTCAAGGCTCAAATTGCAGTCGAAATGGAAGAGCAGCAAGAGCGCGCGGTATGGATGGACACAGTACGTTCGTTTCTGGACGAGAACACGCAGTATGAAGCGAAGCCCTTGCTGTATGAAAACCTAGACCGGATGGTGATTTTATTGGCAAAAGATCCCGCCAACAAAGAACTAACCGGCGAAGAAATGCTGAATAAGGCGCACACGAAAATCTATGAAGACCTTGGCATTGCTGTACCGGCAAAAGAGAAAAAAGCTGCAGAAGGGAAAAAGGCAGCAAAAAAAGTGGTGAAGGCAGTACCAACACTAGGAGCATTGCCTAGTTCGGACACCCAAGACCCAACCAACGTGAGTAAATACGCAAGGCTGGACCGGTTACTTGACTCTGACCCTGTAGGGTACGAAGCGGCATTTGATGCAATGTCGGAAAAAGAGCAAGAGCGCTACCTGGCGCAATAACTAGAACGTGGCCTATAAATGGCCACTAACTTTATATGGGGCGCCTGAATGCTTAGTATTGACCTGAAGCCGGGAGAAACCGTTGTCATTGGAAAAAATGGTGAGATACGGGTAACTCTTGAGGAAAAGAAAGGCCAGGTTGCCCGATTATCCTTTGACGCCGACCGCAGCATTCCAATAAACAGGGTAGAGAAAATCAAAAGCCTTAGCGGAATAGCTGCAAAATACGGCATTGGCAAGCGCAAGGAAAAGTAACTGGCTTGCACAAAGCCTTTATCGAACAGATAATGAACACCGAGCAAGTGAAGTCGCAGGAGTGACGGAGCTAATACGAAAACCTAAACCCAATGAGGGGTAACTCCTGATGGCTTCTACCGTAGTTGCTTTTGGCGATCCTAAAGCCGCAAAAAAGTGGTCTGGCTCACTCGCAGTCGACCAAATCAAAAAATCATACTTCGAGCGCAAGTTCGTTGGTACCGAAGACAACAGCATCATCCAACGCAAGACTGAACTGGAAACCGATAGTGGTGACCGGATTTCATTCGACCTGTCTGTGCAGCTGCGCGGTGAATACACCGAAGGCGACCGCCGCTTGGATAACAAAGCGGAAAACCTGAAATTCTACACCGACGAAGTAAATATCGACCAGGCGCGTAAAGCCGTATCAGCCGGCGGCAAAATGACCCGCAAGCGTACTGTGCATAACTTGCGATCCATTGCCCGTAACCGCTTGGGTGATTACTGGTCCCGTTTCAGCGACGAACTGATGTTCATGTACCTGTCTGGCGCGCGCGGCATCAACAGAGATTTCCTGTTTGGCCTCGACTTCACTGGTCACGCTGGCAATCTGTTTCAGACGCCTGATGCAATTCACCAGATGTACGGTGGCGATGCAACCAGCAAGGGTTCAATCGTTGCGGGTGACAAAATGACCCGTTCTATTGTTGAGCGCGCAGAGGTGAAAGCCACCATGCTGCAAGCGCAAGACCCTGACGCAGCCAACATGGTCCCAGTTACCATGGAAGGCGAAGAGCGTTATGTGTGCGTTATGTCGCCCTTCCAGGCTCACGACTTGCGCAATGAATCCGCAGGTGAATGGCTCGATGTTCAGAAAGCCGCCGCCGCCGCCGAAGGCCGGAACAACCCGATCTTCAAAGGCTCACTTGGTATGCTTAAAAACGTGGTTCTGCACAGCCACCGCAACGCCATCCGTTTCAGCGATTATGGCGCTGGTAGTAACGTCAGTGCGTCCCGGGCATTGTTTATGGGCCGTCAAGCCGGCGTAGTGGCTTACGGCACACCCACTGGCCGCCGTTGGGAGTGGAAAGAGGAAATGAAGGACTTCGGCAACGAGCCAACAGTCGCATCTGGCTGTATCGTTGGCATGAAGAAGACTCGATTCAACAACAAAGACTTTGGTGTTATTTCAATCGACACCGGAGCCGCAGACCCCAACACATAAGCAATAGCGCGGGGTGATCCCCGCGTTTAGCTTGCACCGACTTACCAGGAGAATATCAAGATGGCTATTACTCAATCCGCATGGGCAAGTGGTCGCAAAATGCCCGCTACATCTGGCTGCGCAGCCGAGGTTGTTGCGCAGAAATTTTCAACCGTTATCACCGCCGACAAAGCTATTGGCGATATCATTGAAATCGGCGTATTGCCGGCGGAACACGATATCGTTGACGTTGTAATGCTTGCTGGCGCAATGGGTACCGGCGTAGATATCGACGTTGGGATTATGTCCGGCGCCTACGGTGACACCGATCAAGCCCGCACTTGTGGCGCCGAGTTTCACGCTGATGTCGACGTTGCAGCTACAAGTGTCACACGCATGACTCTGGTGGGTGGCTTCACTTTGGACTCTGGACGCGAAGACCGA